CGAAGAAATTGACAAGCACTACATGGAGCTCAACAACACGCTAGCTCCAATGGGTCACCCGATGATTGACGGGCAATACGTTAGCGCATTTCACCCCAAGGCATTGATCAGCAACCACATCGGCGCATTTAACGCTAACGTCGAGCGACGCGGAAATCGAATCTATATGGAAAAGTGGGTGCCAATCGCCCACGCCAAAAAGTTTCCTGATGGCGAGCGCCTGCTGAAAGCCGTTGAGGATTCAAAGCCTATTCATACCAGTGTGGCCGTTTACGCTAACCGTGAACTGACACCAAACGCAGCCGGGTTTAAGTGGAAAGCCAAAATATTCGCCATGGATCACGATGCCATTTTGCTGGACGTTAACGGTGCCGCAACTCCCGAGCAGGGCGTGGGGCTTATGGTAAACGTCGCCGAGGCCAAGCCTTTGATTGCGAATTCAAGCGCATTGTCATCAGATTCCTACGGCAACCGCATGCGCATGCTGAGCGATGCCGCCAAAGAATCATTCGGCACCCGTGAAGGCTATGCATGGGTAGAGGATTTCGATAGTGTGCGCGCAATCGTCACAACTGAGACCGGCAGCAACGTCCTGAGCTATGCAATTGCTGACGGCAAGGTTACGTGGGGAAGTGACGCCAAGCCAGTTGCCCGCAAAGAAACTTGGCAAGAGAAATTCCCGCTAGTCAATACCTTTTTGCAATCGTTTAAAATTGTTTTAAACTCGCGGGGTGAAGTTTCAAAAGTTACCCCTAAAACGCCCCCGGAGGCTAAAGATATGGAACTGGAAGAATTAAATAAAGCATTGGCGGAACAGGCCAAGCTTATTCAAGCAAACACCGCTGAGCAATTGAAGCCTTTGCAGGACAAGATTGACGCCCAAGCGGTAACAATCACTCAGTTGCAGGCAAACGCCAACGCAGCTACCGACAAGGCCGAAACCGAAATGCGCACCGAAGTTGCCAAGATCATCGGCAACGCCGCAGCCGAAATGCTGAAAGGTGATGCATTGGTCGAAGCGTTTAAAAAGTTGCAGCCAAATGGTGAGTCAACCACTACTGGTGCGCTGAACGCAAACAGCGACAAGAATAAAGTGCCAGACGCTGACACTTATTTCACCAAGTAATTAACCCAAAACCTCAACCGGATTTAAAAAACACTGGAGTAGCAAAATGGCAAAACCACGCTATCGCCGTGTCAATATAGACGGTCAGTCACTGTACAAAACCGAAACCTATCCGGTTGAGGCTGCTACATTGCCCGGCACTTTCTGTATTCTTGACACTACTACACAAAAGTTTCAGCAAGCAGTAACCGCTGATGCCGCTAAAAAGCTTTACCTGATTGGAGCCGCAGAGCATATCGGCCTCGGTATCATGGATGCCGTGCCTATCGATGATTCTGCAATCGGCAACCTCTGGGAAAATGGACGCGTGTTTGCGGTTCGTGTTATCCAAGGTTTTACCTGCGTAAAAGATGCGCCGATCACTTTACACGCGACCACCGGTAGAGGCATTGTTGCCACTCCTGGCACTCACGTTATCTTGGGGTTCGCTGACGAGGCTGTCACTATTGACGGTGCCGGTGGCGATGATTTCGTAATGGTTCGCGCTCAGTATAAGGCGATCAGCTAACGCTGGCGCCCTACTGACTCTAATTAGGAGAGCAATATATGTTTTTTACGCGCGAATTGCTGGCGAACGATGCCAGAACTGCTCAGCACTGGAACCACTTGTGGGCTGGTCGTAATTTTTCCGAAACGCAGGACGCAAATCTTGTGCAGATGGCTGTTAATGCCGGTATGCAGGTCAATGATTCATTGTTGACCCGTGATTTTTGGCGCGCCACCGATGCGGTTATTCTGGAAATGCGCGATCAGGAAACTGGAATGGAAATCATCCAAGATTTGCTGGCTGTGCAAACCACTTTGGATATCGGCAAAACCGTCAAGGCTTACAACATGGTCGGCGCTATCGCCGATGACGTGTCTGTGAGCATGGATGGCCAAGCGCCGTATTCATTCGATCACACTGAATACGACACCGATGCCGACCCGATTCCAATCATTACTGCTGGCTACGGCGTGAACTGGCGTTATCAGCGCGGCCTGCAAACCGTTGGTATTGATTTGGCGCGCGATTCACAGATGGCAAAAATGAAGGAATACAACAAAAAGTTGGTTCTTCATGCGCTTGATGGTAACGCCAAAATTGTTGTTGATGGCAAGGCATCTCAAGGTCTTCGCAATCACCGCAACACCAAGAAGTTTGACCTTGGTGCGTCCGGCTTGAACATCAACTTGACCACAGCAAACGCTGCGGCCTTGATTGGATTCTTTCAGGGTTCTTTTGCGACTACCCTTATCGCTAACCGGGTTGCGTCGCTGGATGTTCTTTGGGTGTCCAACGAGATTATGACCAACCTCAGCAAAGTTTATGTTGAGAACGGTGTAACTGTTGGCACGGTGATGGATTACTTGCTGCGATTCATTCGCGTCAAGTCTATCCGCGCAACCTTCGCCCTTACTGGTAACGAGTTCTTGGGTTATGTGCGTCAACGTAATGTAGTCAGCCCTCTCGTCGGTATGACTACCAGCGTTATCGCATTGCCTCGCCCTATGCCACAAAGCAACTATAATTTCCAAATTATGGGCGCTATGGGCATGCAGGTAACGGTTGATGGTAACGGCATGGGCGGTGTGTTCTACGGTAAGAACATCACCTAATACCTGATGGCCAAATGTGACCGGCAGAAATGCCGGTTTACTTTTTGAGGATATGAAAATGTCAGAGAAAAAAGAAGTTTACCGTGTAAAGCGCACATGGGTTGGCGGACCTGAATTAGGTGCGGAAGTTGACGGGCCTATTCCTTCCGTGCTGCTGCCTAATGTTGAGCGTGTTTTGGTTTCTGGTGGCGATACGTCAAAAGCTGACACCAAGGCTGCTGCAAAAGTTATTGATGAAGCCAAGGCCGAAGCTGCCAAGATTCTGGATCAGGCGCGCACCGATGCTGATGGAATTTTGAATGACGCAAAACTTGAGGCCGCCAAGATTCTTGAAGATGCTGCCGATAAGGTGCTCGAAGAAGCAACCAAGCCAGCAAAGAAATAGTTTTTCGTAGTGCTAAGCTCCTTTGCCCGCCAAGTGCGGGCTTTTTATTATCCGCGATTTGGAGTAATCTTTGATCATGGAACTAACACTTGCTCAAGCACGTGAATATCTCGCATCCGTTGGTATAGTCATACCCGACGCAATTTTGCAATTGCTGGTCAATAAAGCCAATTCAATCGATGCATGCCTAACAGCAAATGGCGTTAGCGATGATGATTCGCTGCTGATTAAATACTACCTAATTGGCTTGCTTGGCACCGTACAGGGCGATCGATACGTCACAAGCCAGCGCGCGCCATCTGGTGCGGCACAGTCCTTCCGATATGGATCGCTTTCAGAGCGATACGACTCAATTTACAATCTGCTCGAATTGGTTGATTTATACGGCTGCGCGACCTCATTAATCCCGGCGAAACCAGGCGATGCGCACGCTGCTTTATTTATCGGTCAAGGCGGGTGCGGCTGTGAGTAGCATTTCCAGATGGTCATACAAGGCGCAAGCCACCGTTACGCCATTCATCAGCAAGAACGGGCAGACAAACCAAAATGTTTATGGCGCTCCATTTACGATTATGTGCAACTATACCGCAGCAGCAGAACAGCGCCGCGATGAAAAAGGGCAAGAGTTCGTAAGCCGGTATTTGATTTATACCGAAGACGACCGCCCCAAGTATCTCGACAAAATTACGCTCGACCATCCCGACGCACTGCCGCAGGAAATACGCTCGCGCACCATATGGGATATGGCTATGTTTGGGGACATTCCTGATTTTCTATTGGTGACATGATGCCAGTAAAAAACAACAGCCTGAATAAAGTTCGCGTAAAGCTCAAGGGCATCGTGCAGGGCATTAGCGATGAGCTTGCACAAAAGGCAATCACCGCCGCGCTTATCGTTGGTGGTGGCCATGCTGCTGTTATGGTGCCGGTAGATACCGGCACGCTGGTAAACAGCCAATTCCGCATTGTAGAAAAAGGCGCAAATGGCTGGAATGGCAGAATGGGATACACCGCCAACTACGCAGCCGCAGTGCACGCCATGAAGGGCAAGCTAAAAGGCCAGCCGCGGGCAAATTTCGGCATGACAGGCAATCAGTCATCAGCAGGGCCACAGCAGCCTCGCACATTTGGTGGTGGCACAGG